TGGGTAGAGTTCTACCTATAGCATCACAACTTGGAGTAGACTTCCATGAAGTTGGTGGTGCATTCGCGGCAATGTCAAGAACTGGTACTAATGCGGCAGAGGCATCTACTGCGATAAAAGGAATATTACTTGGATTAATAAAACCAACTGAAAAAGGTAGGCAAGAACTTAGAAAAATGAACCTTTCTTATGAGGGTTTAAGAAAACAACTAAAAGAAGAAGGACTACTGTCATTACTAGAAACTTTAAAATTAAATTTTGAAGGTAATGTAGAAGCTCAACAAAATGTCTTTAATAATAGTAGAGCATTACTTGGTGTAATGGATTTACTTGGTAAGGGTATTGATAGCACTAGAGTTATAATGGATAATATGTCTAAATCTACTGGTGCAACTGAAACTGCATTTGAAGATTCTAAGTCTGCATCTAAAGATTATGATATTGAAATAGCCAAACTAAATGACCACTTATTAGAGATTGGACAAACTACCTTACCATTAGTAAACAAAGGATTAAGATTTTTAAACTTTTTGTTAGGTGGTAAACCTGATGATAGAAGTGCTGTAGAAATTGCTTTAGATAGATTAGATAAATTACAAAAAAAAGTTGACCAAACTACTGGTGCTTTAGAATACTGGCAAAAGAAAGGATTAGAAGGAGAAAAAATACAAAGATTTATTGATGCAGTAGAAGAAGCAAAAGCAAATTTAGAAAAACAAAAATTAGTTGTAGAAGAATTAACAACTGAATTAGATAATCTAGATAAACAAACAGATAAAAATTCTGATTCTAATAATGATAATGTAGAAACCATAAAAAATCTCAATGAAGAATATGATAATTATTTAGAAAAAATAAAAGAACTACAAAATGCTGAAAAAATATTAGGTGATGAATTTGATTTAACAAACGAAAGCATAAAACTTACACAAGAAACTTTAATAGAATTATTAAATCTTGGCAAAGAAAATACTTTAGCATTTGG